TGTTTGCACGAGTACCAGGAATGACAACCGTCTTTGTCCACTCACTTGACCTTGTTTCAGGTGACTTGATGTCAGCAATTGACTTGGAGATGAGAATGTCAAAGTTGTCCGATAGGTCAACCGGTGAGTTATTGACTAATAACCTAATCATAGTCGTTGTGATTTGTCAGCGAATGACAAGGTGATGTCAAGTTCAAGGTTGAACATCTTGTCTTGTACACCCTTTTTCTGCTCGTATACGGCATTATCTATGTTGACTGCGTACAAAGTGCCATCGTACATATAGACAACGGGTGATTCAATCAAGTCACGCAACCAAACTGATTCCGTGTCATCAATCCAGTTGGAGTTCAACTTGACTTTCTGACTGGCTTTTGTATGGTAGTTTGACCGAGTGCGAACACTTGTGGCATAACCGTATGTCGCACCGAGCGTGTAGGGGTTGGATTGGAATTGCTTTCTCTCCACCTCAAATGTATCTCGTCTAACCATATTGAATCTGAACGAATCAAATCCACCCAAACGATTCATAAAGAAAATGTCCGTTGTATCGTATTTGGTACACTCGTCTTTGATGTTGATGCGATAGGTTTCTGACTTGGCAGTTCCACCCAACTTCAACACCACATCAAAGAATGTCGCTCCACCTGGTATTGTCAATTGACTTCCCACAGGTATTCTAACGACCTTAGACGAAGGCAATGTGAATGTTTGGGTAGATGCATCGGAGTAAGTAATTACAACGCTTGTCGCATCTCCTTTCAAAGCATACAACCAATCCTTCTGAGTGCGATGGATTGACCTCGTTCTGACATTTGTCAAGAACTTTGCTGATGATGATGTGGCAAGATATTGAGCTTGTGCGTATGTGACCAAATCAAAAGGATTCAAGGCAGCATTCCAAACAGTTCCAGTTGCGGAAGTCAAGTCAAGATACTCCGTGATTGTTCCCGTTGCTGATGGTGAATACTCATACCCAAACTCCACCTCGTAATCCGAGAAGGAATCCACGCAACCGCTTGGCGATGTATCCGTGAACGACCAGTTGTTGCTGACATAACTTTCCATTATGCGACCAATGTTGAACACCCCCTTGTTTGTACTTCCAAAATAGATGGGTGCTTTTAGTTTAGCAACGGATGTCGCTGCAACTTTGACATTTGCAATAAACTTGAAATTGTCTTTCGTGTAGATACCACCTGAAGATTCAGTGATCACAAAGTTTGTGTCGTTGAATGCTGGATGGTAACTGTCGGGTTGTTGGGTGATTGATAGAGCCACGCTAAAAAATAGCCGATTGCCTCATTCGTTTCAAATCATCTCATTCAAACAAGCAACGATGTAGGGATTGAATCCTTTCCCGGCTGCATCCTCCAAACGCTTCTGCCGTTCTTTTGTCTTGGCTTTGTAGAACGCCATTGAATTTAAGAACTCAATCAACGGCATCTCAAGAATGAAATCCCATTTGGTGCGATCACCTTTGACAATCTTGTCAACTATCTCAAGCCAAACTATTGGACTTTGGTCAACTGTTCGGTCATCTCCTTCATCTCCTCCTTCAAAGAGCAAAGGATATTTTTCAATAACTCGGGATAAACTTCCAAAAAAAAAAGAGCATAGGTGTACGGAAGTGGAACAGGCAAGTGCATCATCAACGCACATTTGTCCTCATAGTGTGCCTGAGCATCAACTACCTTCTTGTTCCGACCAAAGAAGTCAACCTCCACCGATAGCAATGCAACAATCTTGTGAAGTGATTCTATCACATCTCCGTTAAACACTTGCTGGAGTTCTATGAAGTGGTGACCACACATCTCGTTTGGCGTTTTGGCTAATCTGAAATACCGACCACGCAGTTTGAACATAAACTGAATCGGTGCTTTTGGTAGGTCATTGAGAAACGACAACTTTGCAAACTCAGTTGTCAGCTTGTCAAGGGTCATTGACTCTACATCATCCATTGAAAGATTCAACGCAATGGCAAGGATGTTCATCTGCCTTTCAAGGTCAGACATATCACGACAAGAGTGGATCTCTTGAAGTTGGTGGATGGTTATGTTGTTCCAATTCATAGTTTATGCGAAGTAAAATGTTCCTGGTCTATTGTGTGCTTTGCAATCAACGGCAAGTGCAAGTGCCATCACGCAGTCATCGTGTAGTCCAACGGGTGCAGTATATCGCACACCAGTTCTTGTATACTCAAATTCAAAGTTCTCCATCTCCGAACCAATCGGTTCTTCAGGAAAGAACACATCGGTTTGTTGAACTGACATCACCAACCCTTCAATGAGCTGTTGTTTGCTCTGCGATGTGAACTTGAATCCCTTGACTCTTTGGCAAAGTCGTTGTAGTTGTTCCACGATAGGATCACCAACACCAGTTGAATCCACAAACGATGGTGTGTTTCCGATGAGTTTGACAATCCGTGCTTGAGTGACTGACCAATCGGCTTGGAATCGTTCACAAAAACAAACACAGTTGTTTGCATCCAGTCCGATGATCACCGTGTAATCCGAATACTTTGCCAAATCCACACCCCACGCAACAACCGGCATTGATGAAATAGGTCGGTAACATTTACGGATTGCATCCAAGCCAAACGGATTTGACTTGTCATCGGCTGGTTCTGCAAGGTATAATTCACGGAAGACATAATCAGGTAGATCTCGCTTTGCTTGTTCAATCTCTTTCTCCGAAATGATGCCTTCCCTTGCTGCATCGTATGCCGTAATTTTGAAATACTTGTAGTCGGGTTCACCTTGCCTTGCTCGTTCGCCTAACTTATAGAACCAATTCTTTTTGCCTTTGACATTACCAATCAGTTTGCACTTGCCTTGTGTAGCAGTCAGCGTTGAACGGAGTGCATACCACGACTCTTCACGCATCCTTGATGCTTCATCAATCACGGCAGCATAGACATCATCTCCAAACAAGTTGTCCGGCTTTTCTCCCGACTTGAATTCAATCCGTGATCCAGTTGGCAAGGTCAACAATAGTTTTGTTTCGTTGCTGATGAAGAAGTTCTTGTCGGTCACTTGGTTTTTCATCCTTCGGAAAGCTATCTCCGCTTGTTGGTAAACTGGAGCAACCCACCACACCGACTGACCATCCTTGCATTGGAGTGCTTGTTCAAAGAGCCAAATGATATGTGATGCTGTCTTGCCTGTCTTGGTACTCGCAGCAGTAATGGTGAACCTCTCCTCGCAATCAAGGATGTCCTTTTGGTAATTGGTCAGATATGGTCGTGTGTAGTTTATTTGCACAACGATTTGTAAAGTGCTAAACGGGTAAGGTTGTGGAGTTCAAGGTTGTGATGCTTTTGGCAGTAGTCGTAGTTGCTTAATCCCATTGACTGACGAACCGAATGACCAGCATCAATCAGTTTCTGAATGGCTGACTTCCACTCATTGCGACTCACAAATAGCACACCATCGTTTGCGGTGTGATATAGGTACGGATAAACAGCAGAACAAATGATTGGTTTCTTGTACGCACTTGCCTCAATTATCTTCAGCTCAGATTTGCAGTTGTTGAACTTGTTGTCTTGCAACGGTGCAATCACGATGTCAAAATGCTTGTACACTTCGCCATATTCAAAGACATTTGTTCCTTCAACAATCTTTGCATCAGGCATACTCTTGGCAATACGATTCCAAATCTCACCTGGTGTATATCCGCAGATGTAGAACTCAATGTCCATCCCTTTGATTTCATCCACGATAAGTTTCAAGTCCTCCTCGTGAGTAACTCCACCAACCCATCCGACCTTCACTTTGTCGCTGCGTTCTGATGGCACGGCTTCCCATTGCATATGTGAGTAGTCAAGGCAGTTGGATGCGATGATGACATTCTCGTTTATTTGACGAATCTCTTTGGCAAGAGCTGGAGTTGTGGTGATCACCGCATCAGCATAATTGATGGCATCTTTGACCGCTTGTTTTATTCCTTTGCGATAATTCCAATATGCCGGGTTGTATTTTGGGAGAACCCAATAGTCATCAATGTCCACAACATAGGGAGTGCCTGAATCAGCAATTTTCTTCAAGACATCATAATGCTTTGCACCAAGCCATCGTGAGAATATGATCACATCAAATTGCGAATAGTCAAGGGTGAGCCATTCTTCTTTAGATTGGCAAACGCTGACATCTGCGTGTCCGTCAATCTGCATCCGAAGGTGTGGTGTGAATAGACGGTGGTAAACCACACCATTCATTCCATCAGTTAGAATAAGGAGTTTCATAGAGTTGTTAATAAGTGATTAAACGCTTGATTTGTTACATAGTCAAAGCCATTGTTGACGGGGATGACATTTGGTGATTGAACGCATACTTCAAGCAATCTTTTGACCTTCATTTGTTCTGCGATTGCGTATGTGCTTGATTGATTGCCAATGAATGCCTTTGAACTGCCGATAATCGTTGCCAACATCAAAGCATCTTGACATTTCAGAAGTTCACAATCCAACTGCCATCTATCCGTGAATTCAATGTACTCTGATTCGTATCCAAAGAAAACGCACTTGTGTTCCTTTAGTGGAAAATAGTTGATGTCATAGTTGCGATAACGAGATGAGAAATTCAAAAGTATCTTGTCCGCAAAGTATGGGATTGGTTCAGTCGCTTCAATGCAAGGTTCGTGAAGGTCACACATCAATTCGGGGTATACAAGGAACTGATTCCGCCTTAAGTCACCAGCAGATAGATTCAATCCGTGCCTTCGGAATTTATCAAAGTCATACACGATGTCGGTGTGAGCATTCATCTGCACACTTTGGATGTATGGTTGAAACTCAATCAATGGTTTTATATACTCGTATGAGTTTAGGTTCATACAGTACCCACCACCGGGATGACCGGGAACACCATTCGGTTCACGGAATCCGATGTGGAAATCAATCTTCTCTCCGTGCAACTCCGATGCCTTCTTTGTTGCGGAAAGTGAGTAGATCAAATCACCGATATGTCCTGATTGAATGACTCTCATTCATTTGGCAATAATGGAATCGGCATCCAGTACAACATATTCAGAACTCCTCCATCATATTCGTCTACCCAATCCCCGTCTATAAATCGGGCAAGGTGTTTCAGTCCTTTGACATCGTGTACGCAACACAACCGTTCATCTTGTGGTGGCAAGATATTCTCATCTCTCCAGTTTGCTCTCATCTAAATTTAATGTTATTGTGAAATTCTTTGATTGAATTGTTTGGTCTATTGTTTCCTTTGGTTTGCCTTGTGAACGAGTGAGCAACATCTCCAAGTTGAACAAGGAGTTTTTATCGTGTGATTTCAGCAAAGCACCAGCAATGATTCTCTCAAGGATTGTGAACTCATCACCTTTGTCAATCTTCTCAAGGTCTTTCCGTGACATCGTGAGCATCGTGTTCACCGTGTCTTCCACTTGGCTTTTTTGATATCCAATTTCCTTGAGTTGTGTGATCAACTTCTTGGGTCTTCCGTGAGGATTTAGGACTTCTCCTTTCTCCGGTCTTGTCAAACTTCCTCCGTGTGGTTGTGTTTCTTGTGTTGCCATTTTACCGAATTAACTCCGAATTTATTTTGCCATTGACAATCTTTGTTCGTGAATGGATTTCAACCACTCTTTGTATTGTTTTTTATCCCCGTATTTCAAGTGGCACTCTCTACACAAACACATCAGATTTTCAATGACATCTTTGGTTGTTGTTCCTCCCATTCCTCTGGCTTCAATGTGGTGTAAGTCGTTGCCAACTTTTCCGCACACTTCACAATCTATGAATGAGCTGATGTCATATCCGAAGTGATCCATATAAATTTTGGTGTATAGTTTCATTTGTTACCTCCTTTATGAATAGGGTTTTTGCAATTCCCCTTGTGTGTAAATAGACCGCTTCGGTCATAATCTCCCATAAAATACTCACATCCTTCAATCTCGACTACTTTTAATTGTGTAGCACTTACCCCAATTTTTACGCTGTGTTGGGTTGATTGTGTTGTTGTTGTCGGTTCCTCGCAACTGCTTATCATTCCGATAAGCAATGTTGCCAATAATAGTTTTTTCATACTTTGTTTATTGTTGCTCATTTGTTACCTCCTTGTATTAAATCACGCATATAACTTAAGCCCCCGAAATAGGCTACATCATAAGGGTCAAACTCGTCATACTCCATTTCTTTTTTTATCTCCTCATCACTTGGTAGATCGATGGGTGCCAAATTCTTAAGGTGTTTTTCAATCATTGATTCGTGGAATTTTTCGGGGTAATTTTTAAGGTAATCTCTAATTGCATCAATAGTATTTACCAATTGTTCTTCTGTGTATAGTTTCATTTCCGTCTGCGTTTTGGTTTCTGCTCGTCATCGGCAAGTTGTGCCAACTCAATTGCTTTTTGGTCTGCCCAAATTAAAAGTGAGAACACCGACTCAATCACACAGGTAGAGCAGTTGGGAACATTGCGACCAAATATCTCACGATGTACATTCTGAAGTTGAGCGGATTGTTCGGGTGTGAGTTGGAACACGAGTGTCTTTTTGTAGATCTCGTATGCTGGGCGGAGTGACTGGATGAATTCTATCATAGTTTTTCTATTTCTTTTTTTACTGCATCCCAATACCACATTTGCAGATTTGGTGTTTCAAACTGGTGCCAATCAATTGCATCCAATATCTCATCAACGGCAATCAATGCACAAGCAATGGCTTCATTGCGTTGTTGCAATCCGACTCCGTCAAACTTGTTTACCAGTTCTTTGGCTTTTTCTTGTGCGGTCATAGTTTTGTTTCAAGGAGTGCGACAATTACGGTTGCAATGGATGCGTACAAGATACCCACAAATCCGTAGGTGTATATAAAAAACGACAACCCCAACCACCACGATAAGCAGAAAGCACAGTCAAGTGGTTTCATTCGTTTCCACTTTGAATAGTCGCTTCCGTAGAGATAGCGTTTTAACAAGTCGGCTGGTTTGCCAAAGTTGACGATGATGATGCTTAGACAAGCAATCCCAATTATTTCTGTGTACATCTTTCTTTCATTAGTTTAATTACTCGTAGCACTTCACGAACTGAGATATCCGTTTGACGGTGGATTGCTCTCGCTGACATTCCGCTGCACCAAAGTTTGAATAGTTCTCGTTCATAGAAATATGCTGATTCCGTTACCTGGTTTATTTTGTTGATTCGGTTTTGTTCAATTTGTTCTTCTTGCTCTCTTTCAAATAGTAGGTCGGGTTCTTCGGGGAAGTCCAGCTCATAAACATCGTAGTGGTCATAGATGCGAGATCCACCGAAGGGATGCCTGTTGCCGTTGATACAAAGGTACAAAGTGCGGATTGCCCAAAACTGGAGATATCCTTCTCGGTGCAACTTCTCAACATAGTCATCAGGTTTTTCAAGGATGGTTAAAAAAAAATACTGGTACAGTTCGTTGGCAAGTTCGTTGTTCTTAGCGATGTTCTTCGTTGCTTTCCTCAACCATTCGGCTTTGGTTAACTCCAATATGATATCCGCTTTTGTCAACTTTTCTTTTCAATAATGCAAATATAACCATCTTTTTCGTATTTTTTCTTGATGCGTAACGCTTCATCTTCAGATTGGACTATACTGATTGACGAGCTTAGACCTTGCGTGGAGGTGCAGACCCAATAAGGATAGAGCTTCAACATATAATTTGTTACTTGTTCGGTCATATTCTATGAGTGATTCGTACACTTGTACGGAGTTGATGATGGTTGAGTGATCCCGATTGAGAATCTTGCCGACTGAAAGATAGGTCATCTTCAGATGCTTCCTACATAAATAGCAAAACAAGTGCCGAGCATCCATAATGTTTTGAGTTCTAACCTTGTCAACGATTGCATCAGGTGTGACATCATAGATGATGGCAACCACTCGCATCGCTTCCGTCCATTCGGCATCTATCTCGTTAATCTTGCATCGTGGGTTGATGATTTCGTCTTTGAGTTTCTTGACCTCGTCAATTCGTTTTTGATTGAGTTCTGCAATTACTCCTTTGAGCCGTCTGACTTCTTGTTTTAGTAGGTGGGTTTCCTGGTAGTGGTTCATAGTAGTTTGTATTGTTTCAAATCTCTCATAGTGGCAATTGACCTTAATAATTCATCATATCCATCAATGGATTCACCAATGTATTCGTGGCAATATGATTTTCTAAATTGATAGTTTAAGTATTTTTTATCCTCTCGTTTTTTATCTCTTTGCTTACCATTGTACATCGTTGGTTTCCAAAGTGACAAGTGTGAATTTCTATACTCACCTAATGCTGGATGAATTGTTTTTGTGAAATAACGATACCCAATGTTTTTACAAATACCTCCAATGAAATTACTCACACTTGTTCCAATTCCCAAACCTTGATAATCTGGCAAAACTACAATCCTACTATCTCTATAAGCATTTGATATTCCACCGGATGTCTGCATACCAATCACCGCAATTGCAATAGGTTTTTCATTCCATTCAAACAGAATAAATTTGAACGCTTTGTTGACTGCCTGTGTCATATAGTGATGCTTTTTGAACAAGTCATAAGTTTTTGATTCGCACCGACTAACTTGTAGATTGATTTTTGGTCTTGATTGCCGAAGATAGTCGTGTCTTTCAACACGCTCCTTCAATGGTGAATATGTCCAATTAGGCAACAACCAATCCATTATATCAAAGTGACAACTTGCGACAATGATTTTTTTATTAGTTTTGCGAATATACTTTTGCAATGAAAATGACATTGCCTTTGCCACTTCACGATCAACAACACTTGTGAATTCATCAACAAGAATTATTTCATTCTCTTTTGCACTCCCTATCAAATAAGCCAATTTTGCACGGTATTGTTCCCCATTTGATAACACTTGAAATGGTCTTAACCAAGTTGGAATACTGGACAATCCCATAGCACCCAAAAGTATTGACGCATCACTTGGAGATAACCAATCAAAATTGGAAATCAATGCTTTTTTGGAATCGAATTCAACTTCTTTGATTGTGCCAAAATGTTTTAATATCGTTGTTTTACCACTTCCACTTCCACCATAAACAACGCCAATCTGCCAATCAAAATTTTTGCACTCATCTAAATTTATTGGAATTTCAACAAGCGTTTTTGTTATGTCTTGAATGTCAAATGATTCACAAACATATTTTGTGTATTCATCTTCAATGATTGCATTTGATAATTGAATCTTTCTCATAGTCGTTCTTGATACATTGTGCGTTCACCGATGAATGTCGTTTTAATTGTGTAGCATTCCCCGTGACGATTCTTTGCAATAATTAGTTCGGCTTCTTCTTGCTGGAGCTTCTCACCTGAATAGTATGCCGGGCGGAATGGGAACATCACGACATCCGCATCTTGCTCAATACTTCCACTCTCACGGATATCACTCAGCATAGGTCTTTTGTCCGCTCTCTCCTCACATTTGCGTGACAACTGAGCCAACACTATGACTGTGATGTTTAACTCCTTAGAGAGCAATTTTAGGTTTCTTGATATCTCGGCAATCTCTTGTTCTCGGTTTGTTTTTGTTCCTTTGATCAACTGGATGTAATCAATCACAAGAAGTTCAAGTCCGTGTTTAGCTTTATGTATCTTGGCTTTGGATTTGATTTGCATAATTGAGCAGTTCGGGTCATCGTCAATGAAGAATTGAACCGTCTGATTGAGTGCTGAATTTATTAGTTGATGAACTTCAAACTCACGAAGGTTTGCATTGCGAATCTTCCAATTGGCAAGGTCGGTGATCAGGGATAAGTATCTTTTTACAAGTTGCTCATTGCTCATCTCCAGCGACAAGAACAATCCCTTTCCACCAATCTTGGCGAAGTCATACATCAGCGACAAAGCGAGTGCCGTTTTACCTTGACCAGGTCGTGCAGCCATTACAATCAAATCACCATTGTTCCATCCACCCAATACCCGGTCAAGTCCAGCCCATCCCGTTTGTCTACCCGTGAGCTTGTCACCTCTTTGCACCGCCTCAATAATTGCATCAACGGTCTTGTTGGTAACTGATGTAATCTGAACTGGATCATTGATGGTCGTGAACTTGGTGTTGTCCACCATCGTTTGCATATTGGTGAGGATCTCTTTTAAGTCCGCAGTCAAATCCAAGTTGCTGATGTTATCAATCAATTGTTTTTTGAGATACCTGTGTTCAAGTGCTGGAAGGTGACTGCTGATGTTTGGCATCCCGTAGACATCTTGAGTCAAACGAACGATTGCAACCATCTCAACACGATTGAACTTCTTGCCCAAAGTCAGCACATCAATCTCATCGTTGTTGATGTACATCTCCAACATCACATCAAAGATTCTTTTGTTGAGTGGTGTTTCAAACCATTGTGATTTGATTCTCGGCAACATTGCCCGTGTTTGATCGTAGAATAGTAGTTGACCAATTATGTAATCTTCAAGTTCGCTCGTCATATTCTTGCAAGTTAAATAATTTTCGGTGGATAATTTGTGGAGTAGTCGTATTATTTGAAAGGTTGTTGCTCTTCCAAGTTCGGACGGCTGCCTTCCAGTTCTTCATTTTGTTTTTACCAACTAACCATCCGTTTGATTCGTAGTAGTCAAACCATTTTTCGGATACATCAGCCATTCCGATTTCAGTCATATAGGTTTTGATTTCAACAATGGATGGTTTGATAAAAACATCCTTTTGTTTTTTATTATCATTTACACTTTCACTCACACTCACACTTACACTATCAGCTTTTTTGGGTTCTTGAAAAAAGGGTTGGGTTATTTGGGTTTCTTCTTCCTTCTTTGGTCTACCACCTTTCGCACCATTCTCCTTTTGTTTACCAATGTAAACTTCGTACTTCTTCAAATCACGCTTGAGAGATTGTTGAATGGGTTCAAATGCAATGCTCAATAGTAGATCATCACACGGTGGATTTTCATCGTTCACATAAGCGAAGATGTGTTTGATTAGTTTACCTGCAATCTCATCAGGTAATTTGTTGAATACTCCTTGCTGATCGCAGTAAAGTAAAAATGATTTCTTGTCTTGAGCCATAAAAAAATCCCTCTCAAATCGCGGTAGTAGAAGTACGCACGACTCAAAAGGGAAACAGGGGTTTAACTTTCGGCATCTTCTACATACCAGTTAACGCAACAAATTTAATCAATCACGGTAAATATCCCAAATCTTTCTTCACTTTGACTTGGTATCTTTGGCGTGACTGGTAGTTCTGCCCACGAAGGTACTCGTGATGCTCTTGAAGTTGAGCTCGTGTTCTTCTGATGGTTTCGGGTGATGGTAGTTGCTTGGCTTCAAACATCGTGAAGAAGTCATTGCCGTTGCACATCCCTTTATAGATCACCGTCATCAGTTTGAAATCACAATCCCTTGTTTCCGGTTGGTTAATCATTACTGCCGTTACCGTTGCTTTGATATATTTTTGCATAGTTGTAGTGTGGTTTTATTTTAGTGTATAAAAATGCTGCTCTTTTTGGGTTAATGTTTAATCTCCATCCGATGTATTCCCAAGTATGTCGCATATCCTCACGAAGAACTGCGATTGCCCAAATGAGTGCATACTCATCCATAGATTTCCTTCGCTTTGCTGAATCCGTCATTGTAGTGTTCCTGGCTTATAAATGGTTCGTACTGGGTTGCTTGTCGTTCTATGTCCATCAGGACTGATGTTGTGTAGATGTCAGACCTCAGCTCACCGCTTTGGACTTTTTCCCATAGCAACTCAAAGATAAATTCCGTAGTTGTCTTCATTGTCTATCTATAAAGTTTGCGTATTCAATTGCATCTTTCTCATTCTCAAATGTGGCGAGTAGCTCTCCGGCATAATAAACTCGCCACTTTATGATTTCATTAATTGATGCCTTTACGACCAGTGCTTTGAGCATTTTTCCTACTTTGAATTAAATCGTTGGCGTGAAGTTCCCAAGTTTTAGCACGGTCGTTTGCTTCGGCAATCTTTGACCTGATGGTCAGATTCTCCGTTTGCAAATCCCACAACTCACGATTCAACTTGTTCACTTGATCTTGTAGTTCTTCTTCCCTTGTTGAAAGTGCGTTGACTTTGAACAAGGCAATGGCGAGAAACAAAGCCAGTCCGAGAATGATGATTGTTGTCATTTTGTTTTTCCTTTATAAAATTTGTGCTTGTAGATTGCCTTCGTGTAGGTATCAAATTCGGGGATGTAGTTGTCCCGTTCAAATTCATACGGTGATGCCTCAGGCAATTTGTCAAAGTCATTGAAGTATTGTTTCAGCTTCCAGTACACGAACATCACCGCAATGGTGATGGGTGTGATTACGATTAAGAATATCAAATCCATAAATCAAAATAACAAATTAACTTTCATAATAACAAATTTATTTTATAGTTGAGTTGGTGAACGAACGATTTATTTAGTGATTGACAAAAATAGTTCTCCAGCCGCAGACAACTTCTCATCAATGATTTCTTGAATGTCCTCCTCCAAAGTAATCAATGTTTGCGTGAGCTTCTTGCCAATGGGCATTCGTGGATCATAACTCAAGAACAACGCTTCAGTCATCTCCGTTGCAACCATCCCCATTTGAACTTGCCAGTAGTATTCGGGTCGCTTAGATTTGAGTTGTTCGTTGTTGGTGATGAATGAGTTCTGAAGGTGGTTTCCAGAATTGAACGGACATTTGATTTCAACCAAGTGTGTGCCAAGTGCATCAGGACTATATCCACCCCATTCGCCATAGGTGATGAAGGTGTATGTTTCTGCCCCATAGTATGTGTAGAAGTCATCGGTCTGCTGAGAGAAATAGTGGAACGCTTCTTTCTCGTGTTCCTTGCCCCAGTCCAAAGCACGACCATACATCTCTGCTCTTTGTCCGGTTAGATATTCCGCTGCCTTCTCAAAGATAAATGTCTTTGCAGTTTCTGACAGGTACTCCGATTTGTTCTTCGGAGTTCCCATCAGTTTATGGATTTCAGATGCGGTGAAGCGTGAACGCCTTAGATCTTGCCAATCGTCCTCGTTCAAATTAGTGTGAATTGTTGGAAGTTGATGTTTCATTTCTCGCCAATTAAAAGTTTCTGATTTGTTTCGCTCACTTCAAACTTACTGGTGATGTCGGTCATCAGTCCACCTGTCTGCAAGTGTTCAACTGCCTTTGCCCAACTCTTGTGCTTGGGTGTGAGTTCTTCTTTCTTGGGTGCTGACTGCCTTCCCATTGCTTTCTCACCATCGTCATCATCGTCAATGTTTAGATTCAAGATTGAACCGAGTGCATATCTCCGAGCATAGGTGATTGCACTTCCCATTGCTTGTGGATCGTTTTGTTTTGCAACCGGCATCACATAGGATGATTCCATCCATTCGCCTGATTCAGCGTGAAGGATGATGGTTGTGAGTGCATTGGCATCAGGGAATTGACTGATTGCCAAACCGCATTCGCTCAATGGCTTTTGGATGGTGTCCAGGATGTTCGCTAAACTTGCGTACTTGGATTTGAAGAAAGGATTGCTTGATTCCTTTCCGACCTTGCTCACCGTTGCTTGGAAGTTTACCAACGCACCGGCAATGTTCTTGATAGATTCTGATTTATTCATAGAGTTTTTTTTATAAAAAATTAGTTTGTTGCCCGAGCATAAAAAGTACAGTGAATCTTGTCGGCTCCCAACAAAAGAATGCTTCTGAGTTGATACCATCAAATTCCTTAGTCACGCAATCACCGAATCCCACTTCTCGTGAGTTGACATATTCTTGAAGCTCATCAATGTGGTTTTTGATTAACCAATGATCAACGGCTTCAATCGTGTAGATGTATTTCTCTACCTGCAACATACCAGGAACGGAAAGAATCCATCCGTTAATTGCCAACTCAATCATTGGACACCTCCCTCAATGCAATCTCAATGACGGCTTTTGCTTTGGGAGAAACGATGTTGCCCTCCACGAAATACTTTCTGACAGTTGGAAGCGACACTCCCGTTTTTCTTGCGACAATCTGATAAAGACCTTGTCTTCGTTTCAGTTTGATGATTTCAATTGCTTTGTTGTAATCCATAACAATAGCAAAAGTAAAATAAACTTATCTATTATGCAAATAAATTTTACTTTTAATTAGATTTTTATGTCCTCCGAGAATATCAAATCCCCAAATCGTGCGTTTAATTCGTTGACCAATTCCATCTGAATGGATTCGGTGAATGCCTTTTCTAAGAATGGTCGTGGCTCAGTTCCGCTGCGGTGAATCTTCTTGGCAATGGCTTTGGCAAGTGAATCGTATGTTTGACCTTCAGCCGGTTTAATACCCTTTTGACTGATCCACTCTTTTAACGACTGCCACAAGTACGGAGTACCTTCAATATGTCCTCCTCGTGTTGGCTTCCTTCCGTATTCGATGAACTCCCAATAATCCTCAGCAACAAGAATTGTGTTGATGGATGTCGGTGACTTGGTGATGTTACCAGGTGCAAAAGATTGTCGGAGTTTGGATGATGCGTTTGTTCCATTGGCATCAAGATTCGCCCAAATTGGTGGGATGACTTTCTTATTCCACCACTCAACGATGATTTGTTGAAGGAGTGACCCTTGACTTGCATCGCCCAAGTAAGTATCAAGGACATCGGGCAATTTGGATAAATCTATTTCAGCCATCCGAGAACGCTTAAAATTACCAAACCTATACTTATACTCTTGAACAACTTCAAAGTGCGTGAGATGGCTTTATTTTGCTTCACAAGGACTTTGTTTTCATCCTTCAGATATCCGATGTTCAACTTCTGCTTGATGATGATTGAATCTTGCTGGTCAATGATGATGGAATCCGCTTGGACAATCTTCATCAACTGGCTTACTTTCTGCCGTGCGATTGCACCTTTGACCAGATAACTATTTGCCGAGCGTAGAGTCGCAGAATCTATGGAGATTGATTGCCCCTTCAAGCCCTGAAGATGTAGCATCAAAAGTATCAAGAAATATCGTTTCATAGTGGTTGAGTTCTTCAATGAGCTTTATTCTTTTTATCTTGGTGTGCTCTACAATTCTTTCGTGCATCTCGACATTGATCTGCGGTGGGATGGGTCGGTGTTCTTCTTCAAAGTTGAACATTGACCACACTACACTACACAGGAACAACGCAACTATTAGCCAAATAAGGAGTGAGGATTTGGAAGTTGATTGCATATCCAGCAAGTATATCAGTTTTCGCATCGTAGAAAGGCGTGGCATTCCCGTTGATGCTTAATTCAAAATCACCATCGGCTTGATTGTTGTTCTCTACCAACGCAAATATGTCAGCCATAATCTGAGCAGTATCAGACAAAACCTCAATTGTGTTAGATTCAGATTCAAACACACGATCCATCACCAACAATGCAAAATTGTAGGTCATCAACTTCCCGGCTGATTGCAAATTAAACCCATCAGGATACAACCAAACAAGCGGATAGTACTCAACATTCTCAACCGTGAGATTGGACTGCTGACCTACACCAAAGTGACCGACCATTTTATGGCTTACGGCTGCTTCTTGGATTTTTGTGATGATTTGGTTTAGGGTCATTCTTTAGGAATTTGAGAAGTTTGGCTTCGTTGTTCTTCTGCCACTTATTTGTCCTCGTGGGGGAAGTCGTATCCCCAAAAACAATCGTCATAATTTGTAGGTAGATAAATGCCTCCGCTGAATGCGGTGTTCTTTGGTCTGATGGTGTCAAAGGTATTGCCAGGATTCAAGAATAACGGATAATCATTCGTGTTTGTGCGGAGATAATCACGCAAACGGTTTGCATAGTATTCGGCTTTGTCACGATATCTGCCTTCAATCAATGTCATCTCTTCCACCGATACTGCACGAGCATTGTCAGATTCTCTTGATGCAACTGATTTGTTCATCAACTTGAATGTCATTGGCAACATTGCTTCAGTCAAAGTATAATACTTCAAACAAGGTGCAATGTATGAATCCAAAAGGGTTGTGTTCAAGTTGGTCAAAGTTCCTGCAAATGCTTGTGTCTGCAATTGGTTGTAAATACCTGAACCGATGACATCCCGAATATAGATCTCTTGAGCTTCTTTTATTGCTGACTTCAGCAACTTGTCATCCACATTCTCATTCAACGGACTGTTGTCCTTCAAATAGGTTGTTGATATGAAATATACAAAGTTTGTCATTTCTTAATTCTCCTCAATAATTGTTGTTGCCAAATGTGACGGCATTGTGGAACATTCACATCTCTCACGGGGTCGTGATACCATCCACCTCGTCTGCTCCAAACATCAATCCCCGTTTGTGATGACATTGCATCAATATCCGCACGAGAATAAACTCTATTGCTTTGTACAATTTGACGGCAGAACTCACGAGAACCCGGTATAATTATTCCACCGCTGATTCCTGGTGCGATAGAGTATTTGTAACGAACCACGATTTCGGTTTGCAACTGACTGATTTCATCCAATCCTTTCGGGGTTACTTCCAATCCTTGATTGTATCCTTTGATCAACTTGGCATCATTCAATTTTGCAATGGTATCAACCACGACTTGTGGATCAAGTTTCGTGATGTTTACGATATCACCTATCTGCAAACCTTTGTTTTCCTTCAGCACATTCAAGATGGCTGATTCAATCGCAGATGCGAAGTCAAACTTCATCGGTTCAAAGTTTTCAGCTGGTTCACCATACTTCATAAACACCGCTAAGTCACGCTCATCATCCCAGCCAAACGGATTTTGTTTTGACATCGCAACGGGTGCTGTGGAAGATTCCAACAAATCACCGCCCTCTATCGGATCAAGTCCAGCCAATTGACGCTTCTCGTTGATGGTCATATTGCTCAATACATTGTTTGCAACCAACGGACTCAATGCGTTGATGGCATCGTTCAATGATGACTGCACTTTTACATTTGAAATTTGTGGAAGTCCTAATTCTGCACGAGCTTCTTCGTTTGAAATCAAACCGGCAGTAAATAACGCCTGATAATCCAATCCGATCGGTGGTTTGTTGATTGTTTCTAAGCGAACTGGAGAGATGAACTCAAAGAGGTAAGTGAAAGTATCATCAATCTTTTGTTGTCTTGGTTCTATGTATGACTGTTGGAACATCTCATACGCTTCAATCATCTCGCTACGACCACCCAATTGACCTTCCACACGCACTCCAAAGAGCATTGGTGAGTTTACCTTGTGTGCAACAAATATCTCTTGTTGTACGGTCTTGTTTAACAAATCAAATTGCTTGTCAAAGTCAGACGGTTGCAAGTTGCTGATGATTGATTCTTTTTCTTGTGGGTCGTTGTATTGGATGATCAACCCACCGGCATTGTCAGTTCCTTGATAGTTCTCTTTGAATCGTCTTGCAGTTGCACGAGCTTCTTCAGGTGTTGGGATTCCCTTGAATAATTGGATGTGGGTCTGTGCCGTGAATCCGTTCTTGATAGAATTCAAATAGTAATTTGAAATCTCCGTGTCAACTTCAATATATTTTAATGCACCAACATAATCAGGCAAAGGATATTCGCCTTGACCAGGGCGGTAGTATTGACAATAGTAGATTGACTTTGATTCTCGTGTGGTTGAGTTGAATGGCTGATAGTGGATTTGTTCCGCTTTTCTATCAGTCCAATCCGTGCAATACACATAATCACCCTCTAATCCTTTGCGGATATTCTTAAAAGGTAGATGGTAGATTTCAGCAATTGCCGTCTTTGCTTTGTTCCAAATGATTTCAAGTGCAAAACCATTGAACAACTCAAAGTCATACGCTATTTTGTTTTTGACTTCGTCAAGGGTTTCATAGGCGTTGATTGCTTTGCACTTGGCTTCGGCTTTTGCGATGTCAACTGTGGATTGTCCGTCAATTTTAGTGCCAATTCCAGCCACATACGAAGCTTTTGAAGAAACGATTGCATTGTGTTTAGGGGATTTATTAAATAGTTCAATTAAAAATTCGGGATAGAGATTGTCCGCTCCGAAAGTGACATATCCTTTTGCTTTGTTTTCTTTGAAAACAGGCAAAACATTGTCGTGAAAATTAATTCTTTGGAAGATCATCTCTACTAAATAGCAATCATTCCTTTTTGTTTGAGAACTTGTCTATTGATGTGAATCCAAGACAAGCAATCACGATGAATTCTACTGCACTAACCAAATCGGGAGAAGGTACAATGTCAGCAGGACTAAGAGAATTGTGAGCCATAGTGCCAAACAAAACAAAAGCAC